CCGCTGCTAGAGCTAGTGCCACTGCCGCGGCCGCTGCTAGAGCTAGTGCCACTGCCGCTTCCGCTGCCACACCTAATATCGATGCATTTACATCAAGAAACGGATTAACTGGATCTTTTATTTCAAACTATTTTGATGATAAAAAAGATATTGTGAATGGTGTATCACCAAATACTAATGATATTCAATCATATGCTTCTGCCGATTATTGAGGGATATAATAATAATATAATATATAATTTAAATTATTATTATATATTAAATGGCTAGTACCACCGATGGTAATAGTAATTCAGATACTGAAAACAACAGTTTAGACAGTTCAGGACCACTAAACAGTAATGATGATACAAATATTGCTGGAATGGAAGAAGCTATTACTGATGTTACTTCATTCCTGAAATTAGATAATATTTTTGACATGATTAATTGTCGTAAAGGCGAAGAATGTTATAAAACGCGGCGTAATACTTATTTAAAAACGAACTATGATAACCAAAAAAAAAGGTATAACAGTGCGCCGATAGATTTAAGTCGTGCAGAAAAAAATTATTATGTTTACAACGAAGGAAACCCTGGCGGCAATGATGCATATAATGAATTAATAATTGATCGTTTTTCTGATAGTGCCAAACAATTTAAAAAGAATTCAATTGGCATGCAACAAGAATTTATGGGAAACTTATCACAATCATTAAAACAATACCAATCGTCGGTTGTTTTTAAAGACCAACTTAAAAATTTATTAAAAATGCGTGAAAATGAAAAAAAAAGTTTAATCAAAAATATAAATTATTATAAAAAAATAGTTCAAACAAGTGAAAGAAAGGTAGTTTATGAAAATAAAAATATGGACACCCTCTATATTTATCGACGACTTATGATATTTGTATATTACGGAATAATTATTTGTTTTATTGTATTTGGAAATTTTATACCCGACCAGTTATATAAAAAATATAGTGTATGGCTTGTACTTATTATTGCTGCAATTTTTCCAATAATTTTAAATATAATTACAATGTGGTTGTTTATATTGTATGATACAGTTACATATTGGTTTTCGGACATGCCGTATAAAGATGTATATATTAATATCGGTAATCCTTATGACGAAAAACCGCCTGCTCCTCCTATAAAATCAGATATTTCTAATTTATCTTAAACTTAATTGACTATATATTAAAATTAAATATTGTCCATTTCATCACCATCATCATCGTAATTAATTGCGATATTACGCCATCCACCTTTAGTATAAATACCAAAGCGCTTATCCATGAATTCATTTAATTCTTTTCCTTTTGGTATATCCTTTCCATAATTCTGAATGTACCATTTTTTAAATTCTTCATACAATTCGGTTTTTTTCACACAATCTCCTTCTTTTTTCTTGAGTTTATCCTTGGCAAATCCGGCAAAGAAATCTTGTCCTTCGCGATGTTTATCACTGTTCGCCATGACACTATTGCAATCCTTTACTAATCCAAGAGTTTGATATGTTTTATTCACAAGAATAGACATAAATATAGGCGCCCATTCATCAAATCTTTCTTCTAGCGTTTTATCCAGTGGATATTGATATGGGCATTCACTTCGTGGAAATTTAATTTCATCTTCATATGGTTTTTCTAAAAACTTGGACATGAAATCAATATAACGCATTCGGCGCCAAGTACCATCATCATTGCTAGTGTTTTCGAAGTCTGTATTGGTACAAACAACCAATTTAAACTGAGGAATAAAAGTAATAGTATCTTTAAACAATGCCCGTGCTTGAATAGGGTCAGTGCCGCCAGTCAATTCTTTCATTGCACCTTCATTGATTTTATCGCCTTTCGTTGGTTCTTGCATAACAGCATAACGAACGCCGTCTAATTGAGCAACTTCCGACGATGTAGCGCCGATTGAATTACGCTTAGCCGTAATAAGGGTGATTGGTACAGTACCTTTATAGGTTCCCATTGATTTGGACATCAGCGAGGTTAATGCTGATTTACCATTCCGTCCTGATCCCTTATACACATGAAATGTCTGATTTGTATTAATTCCAATTAAACATGAAGACAAATGCTCCCACATATAAGTTTCGAGTTCTTTTACAGGAAATAATTGCTGCATAAATTCATTTAATTCATTTACAATTATACTGTATTTTAGTGGGTTGTATGGGATATAGTCAATATTGGTACACTTGGAAATAAAATCGTCAGGTTGGCCTTTCCGGTGAATTTTTTGCTTGAAATCGACAACACCATTGTTAAAACAAAGCAAGTACGGATTTCTATCTAACTTTGATATAAAATCTTTATCATAAAATAACTCACATGCCTCGCGCATTATATTTTGTTTTGACTGTGTTTTTTTTAACATAGTACAAATGTCCGTTATTTTTTGTGATACTTTCATTAACTTTTCGCGATTTGGATCACCAGGATCACCCAATGAGTGCGCTTTATTTGTTGTTTCGCATGTTTTGTCAAAATAAATCTCATGCATTTCTTTGGAGATAGAAAGACGCAATGTGTTTCCAGAATCAATTTCATGCCAGCGATGATTGATGTATTCATACCATGTTTTGTTTTTAATACTCGTACACACAAATCGGTCTTTATACATATTGAATAAAACCGATGCTAAATCAAATTCAGTTGCGGTTTGAATCGTTTGAGAAATAAAGAAATCAATTGTCTCTGTACGAATGCTGTCATATTTATCGCGTGCGTCATTTTTAGACCAATACATAATTGAACGATAAGTTAATCCGTCGGTATTAAATGAGAATTTATTCCACGTTTCATACAATTCATTTACCTGACGCCAATCAAATTTACCATTGACTCCTTTTAATGTATCGCGACAATTTTCGCGGCAACTAAATTTGAGCCATGTTAAAAAGAGGTCATGTTTTGTATTATGTAAAGCCATTCCGACCTTAATCCATTTCGTATAACTACCTGGACCATAATAAGACGACGGTAAACTCATCGTATATTCATGCGTTTCTTTTAAGCGATAATCAATTGGACCAATGTCCTCGAACATATTTTCTAACATATTATCGAGCATTGCTTCGTTTTCAATATCGGCATATGCCGATGTTTTTGTATTAGAGCCAGGACCAGAATTCTTTAGTTTAATTTTGTGTTTAACACCATCAGGTTTTTTCCCCGATGTTCCTTTATTTAAAGTTAGCTTGGCTGCTTCAAATTCAGATTGAATACCAGCCTTTAAAGGAAAAGCAGGATTATCAGTGTATCTTGCCGACAATTTATACATATTTTTTTCAGTTGAAAACTTATTCAACGGGAATTCTTCAATTTCCACATCGTTTTTATTATAAATCAGCTCAAAGTGGTATTTGATCATATAAGCTTGATGAGCGGGTTTACGGGAGCCATACATTTGCCAATTTGCAAAACCCTTGGTTACTGCCTCATCAAGGATATCTTCCCAATCATTTTTTACTGGTAAATCGTCCCAGATATCCTTGAGTTCTGCCAAAACCTTTTTACGGAGGATGACTTGTAGTGCTTTATGCATTTGAACGCCGATAAGAATATGAATCCCGTCCTTGGTCTTATTCTCTAATTGGTTCAAATCAGGCTTTTCCATGATAAATACTTCGATGCGCGAACCATCTGTAATATCTAATAATTGTTTTATTTTTTCGGCATAAAGCATAACTGCGTCGATGATATGCTCTTTGCTGTGTTGTTTTGTAGTAATTCCGGTATCATAGCGAAAATCAATGTCAATTAAGACTGGTCCATTTTCGACAAGTTGCTTTTCGGTCAAATACTCCATATTACCCTTCTCGAAAACATGCTGGTAGTAGATATCCATAAAACCCTTCCATTCACTATCGTTTATTTTATAACTCCCACCATATATAGATAGCGAGTTGTCCCCTATGCGAGTATGGGTAAATCCCTCGCCCTTAACTGCATTATGAGAGCGTAAATAATTATCCAAGCCGCTGGGTTTTGATGCAGCCATCTTGGTTGGTTGTTGTATATATAAGGCATAAATATTTATCTCAATTTTTTTATAAATTAATATTTTATATAAAAATTAATATAGTTGAGCTGTATTTTTATATAAATCGTGATTATAACACTAGTTTTGCTTACAAATATATATATAATAATATTGACATAAATATAACTAAATATAATATAATTAATTAAACAATGGCAAGTGAGGTATTTGTTTCAAAGGAAGCCCTAAGACGCATCATAAGTGATATAAAAGAAATACGAAAGAACCCATTATCATCACACGGTATTTATTATGAACACGACGAAACCGATATGTTAAAAGGTCGTGCGTTAATTATAGGACCAGCTGATACACCATATGAAGACGGTTTTTATTTATTTCGGTTTCAATTTCCGCCAAATTACCCCCATTCGCCACCGAAGGTAGAATTTTGTACGAGCGATGGATATACACGATTTAATCCGAATTTATATAGAACCGGAAAAGTATGTCTTTCTATTTTAAATACTTGGAGAGGCGAACAATGGAGCGGCTGCCAAACATTGACCTCAGTTCTTTTGGCATTATGTACAGTTTTAAATGCTGAACCGCTGTTAAATGAACCCAATATTACAAAAAATCATATAGATTTTGAAACTTATAACGAAATCATCAAATACAAAAATATTGAAGTAGCTATTTTGGGGATAATTCAAAGTGTCGGGTATAATAAAACAATCAACAAAGTAGAGACAGCTCCTAAGTCTTCAGCACAAGATATTCTTAATTCAACTATTAGCGATTTTTCTATGTTTGGTGAGATTATGTACGATCATTTTCAGAAAAATAAAGAAAAAATTCGGAAAAGAATAGAAGATGTTTCGATAATTCATAAATCTTTAGGTGTAGAACATTATGTCGGTGTTTATAAAATGACGGTTTTAATCGATTATAAATTTTTATTAAAATTAATGTATTTAATTTGAAATTCTTATTTTTTGCGGGAGGGGGGGAGAGGTGGAGGGCGGAGGGGGGAAGGTAGTGGACGTTTGTTTCTTTTTAAACTACTAGATACATTCTGATAAGATCCATCAGAATTAGTAGGCGATCTATTAAGTTGCGCATAAAAAGTGTTTTTGTTATTATCATCTACTTTTTTCAGACCATTTGCCAATCGTTGGTATTGGTTTTCATATTTAGGATTTTTATTCCATATTCCTTGAGAATTTACTTCCCAAAGAGTTTTTTTACCACCTTTTATTTGTTTTAATGTTTTCTTTTT